AAAAGCGGTAAAAGAAACGTACTGTGACGGGTTGCCCCAGCCGCCCTTGTCAACCCAGTTGTTGTCTATCAAAACATTGTCTATATAGAGTTTGGTTCCGTCATCCGCAGCGGGCAAGAACCTAAACGAGCCAGTCACGGGCAGGGTTATGTGACCTTCATACTTAACAATAAAGTCTTCGTACATGTTGAACAGCGGTGCATTGTCAAAGTTCTGATTAATCTGAGTGAGAGTGGTGGTTCCAACGACCGGGCGACCGCTGACCGTGGGGAGTGGAGGCGAATTGTTGTAGCCAAAGTTGTTGTAAACGGTTACACTAAGTCCTGGTTCGGCTTGGGCAGAAATACCGCCAATTCCTACCATAGGCGAAATAAATGAGCCGCCAATCGTCGCAAGTAAAATCCAGCTGCCACTTCTGCGGCGAAGTTTCCCGGGGGACATAGAAACCTCCTGAATTTAAATCTTACCACTTATTAAAAACTTCTAAATTTAACGCTTTGTGATAAAATTCAAGGTGGCGAAGGAGAATTCATGAATACAAAATTCGCAAAAGAAGCAGCAGAGAGGGCAGTAAGAACTTTCTTCCAGGGATATCTGGCTTACTGGATGGTAAATGGGGCGGATTTTGACAGCCTGATTGCAGGCGACAGCTTAAAGGCTGGAGTCGTTGCCCTTGCGCTATCAGTAGCCATGAGCCTTGGTTTAAAAAACGTTGGGCCAAATAAAGGCTCAGCGAGCGCCGTCTGATTATTCCTAAATCAAAAGGCATTCCTCATCTACAATAATTTCATGCGTTTCTAGCAGCAGAGGAGCTGGCCAAACATGCTTTCAGGCGTTTACAACATAACCTGCGAGCAGGGAGCTACGTTCGTAAGGCTGATTGAGCTTGAGTATCCAGACCCACTAGAACCAGATGTGTATCTAGATTTTGACCTATCTGGATTTACCGCTCGTCTTCAGGTACGTCGAACTATAGAAAGCTCAACATTTTTTGTTGAACTAACATCCGAAAATGGTGGGATAGAAATGCAGCCGGGTGGAATATTAAACGCAATGCGTGTATATATGGATGACGAACTTACTTCAACAATTCCATCTGATGGTGTTTATGACTTAGAAATAGAGTCGGCGGCCGGGGAAGTGTCAAGAGTTATAAGAGGAACATTTACTCTATTGCCGCAGGTAACACGATGAGCAACGTTCCCAACAATGTAGTCATAGTTCAAGATGTTCCCAATCAGGTAATAGTCAACCAAGACGCACCGAATCAGGTAGTCGTCAGAACTGGCGGACAGGCTGGAAACACAAGAAGACATACTCATTCGCAGGCAATGGCCTCTACTGAATGGGTGATTAACCACACGCTCGGAGGGAAGCCATCCGTTACTATCGTCGATTCTGCAGATACGGTAGTAGTTGGTGAGGTAACATATAACAGTAATTCGCAAGTGACGGTAACGTTTACTGCGGCTTTCTCCGGATATGCATATCTAACATAAAGGCGAGGCCAAATGGCGACTAAATTCGTAACAAACTTAGACCTCGTACAGAATCAAATCCTCAATGGTCGGTTTGAGTCTGTCGCCAGTGACCCAGAATCTGGCAACTTTGAAGGTCGCCTAATATACAACAGCACCGAAAAGACAATAAAAGTCTACACCGGTTCTGCATGGAGAAAGATGCTCCATGGTGTCTCTATCGCTGGTGATTCTTCTTCTGCTCTAAGCGTTTCTGAGTCAAATGGCGCTATTACCCTTACGCCAAATCTAGCAACCGGTTCAGATGACGGAGTTATGTCCGCAGAGGACAAGGCAAAGCTTGATGCCGCAACAGCCTCCGATTCGATAAGCACCCTGGTCATTCGTGATGCCAACGGAAGATTTCAGGTTGCGACTCCTGTAAGCGGCCTCGACGCTGCAAACAAGTCTTATGTTGACTCTGCCCGCACTGGCCTAGACGTAAAAGCATCTGTCAAGGTTGCTACCACTGGTGCTATCACTCTTTCTACTGGCCTCGAAGCTGGCGATACAATTGACGGTTACACGCTTGTTGCAGGTGACCGTGTTCTTGTAAAAAACCAAGACACCCCATCCGAAAACGGTATTTATGTAGTCGCTGAGTCTGGAGCACCAAGCCGTTCCGACGACGCTGATTCTTCTGCAGAAGTCACTCCAGGGCTATTCACCTTCGTCGAGCAAGGTACTATCAACGCTGACTCTGGATGGGTTCTGATTACAGATGCACCAATTACTCTCGGCACAACCGGTCTATCATTCTCGCTCTTTTCCGTTGCTGGCAACATTCTGGCGGGCGATGGCCTCCTAAAGACGGGAGACGTTCTTTCTGTTCGCGTTGATGATGATGCGGCAAGCCCAACTCTCGAGATTTCTAGCGACAGGTTGCGCATCGCATCAACTGCTGCAGGTAGCGGTCTAAGCGGTGGCGGCGGTAGCCCGCTTGCGGTTAATGTCGCTGCTGCTGGCGGTATAGAAATATCGTCAGACAACTTACAAATCAAGGTTGACGGCGCAGTTAATGGACTAGAGACAACATCGAACGGCCTACATCTAAAGTCAAATATGGCTGGCACAGGCCTTACATTTACTGCCGGCGTTTTGTCTGTCGACGCAATCGACCTCGACTCGTCAAGCGGTGGGGGCGTAACAGGGCTACTGCCTATCGCTAACGGCGGTACAAATGCCTCGACAGAGTCGCAGGCTCGCACAAATCTTGCCGCTACTTCGCCAACTGGTGCAAATACCAATACGCCAGTACTTGCCCGCGTAGCCTCTAAGGTAATCGGAGATGGTGCAAGCACCTCATACGCAGTGACCCATAATTTCGGAACTAGAGCAGTTGTTGTTCAGGTGTTCGATTCTTCCTCGTATGATACCGTAATTGCGGACGTAGTTCGCACCACAACAGATTCAGTAACTGTGACGTTTTCTTCCGCTCCGGCATCAAACGCTTTTACGGTTGTTGTAACAGGCTAAGGTTTACATAGCACCTCGAGGGGTGCCCAAATAGAAATCAGTTGAGGCTGGGTTCATGACAAGATTCGTAGGCACACCACTACGTGGAATTGAATTTTCATCTCCCAGTGACGAAGCGCTCTCTGCTCGTGTTGTAAGTGACGGCGTTGCACGGATTAGAATTGATGCCGGTGGCCGAATTACCTGGTCTAGTGGTTCTGCGACTGGCGACGTTAATCTGTATCGCGATAGCGCAAATACTCTTAAATCCGATGACAATTTTGTCGCTGCTGGCGGAGTAACAACATTTACAACAAACGGTGTCCCAGCAGCTGCAAGTCCTGACGGCACTATTGCTGTTGACACAACTAATGATGTTTTCTATTACAGAAGCGGCAGTGAATGGCTGCAAGTGTCTTCTGGTGCGAGTGTTGTTATCTCTCCCACAGAACCCGCCGGTGCATCCTCTGGGGACCTGTGGTTTGACTCGGATACAGAAGTTCTCTACATTCTTAATGGGGCGACGTGGGTTAGCGTCAGTGGTTCGCTCACCCTTTCCGAACTGGACGACGTTTCAATCACCGCACTCGAGGTTGGGCATGTTCTCAAGTATAACGGTACCAACTGGGTTAACGACCTAGAGGCAGGGTATAACAACGCTCACACTGAAATCATTGGTGACGGCACAACGACACTGTTTGTGCTCACTCATAATTTTGGGACACGTGACATTTTTGTTCAATGCCGCAACAATGCTTCGCCATATGAAAACATTAACGTTCGCTGGGAAGCAACAACCGAAGACACGGTCACCCTTGACTTCTCTGTAGCGCCTTCAAGTAACGCAGTACGAGTCAATATCTATGCGAGTGTCGGTGTCGTTGGACCAAGCGCATACTCGCAAACAATTGGCGACGGAACCAATGTCGACTATGTCATTACGCACAACATGCAAACCCGCGATGTTGTCGTGTCGGCACGGAATACTTCATCCCCGTACGAAGTCATTGACATCAACTGGGAGGCAACAAGTACCAACACAATTACTGCTAAGTTTCAGACACCTCCATCGAGTAACTCAATCCGTGTATCTGTTTACGCAGCCGCTGGTGTGGCTGGCGTAACAACTATCCAAGGTACAGCAAACGAAGTAGAAGTATCGAGTAGCACTGGTGGCGTAACCGTTGGTCTCCCAACAAATGTCACGGTCTCTGGTTCAATGTCCTCATCGACACTATTTGTTGATTCGATTGAAGTCGATACAACTGGTGCGACGAACGGTCAGTTCCTTGGCTTTAACGGCACAAAGTTTTTACCAACAGCAATCCCGACAATCAATACTCTCGATGATGTTGGCGACGTAACCATTACGTCGGCTGCTTCGGGTCAATTCCTTAAATGGAATGGCACCGCATGGGTAAACGATGCTATTGACTTGGGAACTGACACAACAGGAAATTATGTAGGAGATGTAACTGGCGGTACTGGCGTCACCGTCACACACACCCCGGGTGAAGGCTCTAGCCCAACTATCGCAATTGGTCAGGCCGTTGGAACTGCAGATAATCCTACTTTTGCTGGAGCGACTCTCGGCAATATAAGAGTTGGCGTTACTGATGACTCTACAATTGACACAACTAGTGGTGGAATTAACATAGGTCGTGCTTCATTTGAAACTCCACCTAATGGTGGAATTAACATATGGCCAGTACTTAGGGTTAACGCTGGTGCTGTCACTGGGGGACACGTTGGTATCTTTGGTGGCGAAGCGAACACCTCAGATGGGTCTGGCGCAGCACAGGGTGGCAGTGTAACTATTCTTGGGGGGTGGGGGGCTGACAGTTCGACATCAAATACAGGCGGTAGCGTTTTTATTGATGCCGGTCGAGGCTTTTCCGGGGGCATTCCGGGGTCAATAACCACTGACGGAAACATTTATATCGGCGATTACGACGCTGAAGCAGTGTATATTGGACGAACTGGTAAAACGACTACTGTCAATGGAAACTTGACCGTTTCTGGTAACCTTACGGTCTCTGGAACAACTACTTCAATTAATACTGAAACACTGACAATTGATGACAACATCATTGTTCTGAACAACAATGCGACCGGTGCACCTTCTCAAAATGCCGGAATTGAAGTTGAACGCGGTTCTTCAGCGAATGTTGACCTTCGTTGGAATGAATCAACAGATAAATGGCAATTCACCAACGACGGAACAACATATAAAGACCTTGGCTCGGGTGGGGTTACAGTCTCCGACACAGCACCGTCGTCACCAGCGGCGGGGGATATGTGGTACGAATCAGATACTGGCTCTCTCTATGTTTATTACGACTCATTCTGGGTAGAAATCGGTCCAGGTGCTGTCTATGACCAAATCATCGGGTCGATACAAGCCAAGGGTGATTTACTTGTTGGTACAGCATCACAAACGATTGGTCGCGTTGCGGTCGGTTCAAACGGTACACGCCTAACAGCAGACAGTTCTACCTCGACTGGTGTCGCGTGGGTAGCTGACTCTACAAATACGGTAATTGACGCCAAGGGCGACCTTCTTGTTGGTAGCGCTGCGGATACTCTAGTTCGTCTTGCTGCAGGTTCTAATGGGCAGTATTTAGTTTCCGATTCCAGTCAGGCTTCTGGTGTTGGTTGGGTTAGTCAGAATACTCGTAATTTACTATATAACGGTGCGATGCAGGTATCGCAACGAGGAAACTCGGCTACTTTTATTAGCTCAGGGAGTAATTATTTAACAGCAGACAGATGGGCTGTTGGCGCAAGTTCTCTTGGTACATGGACTCAAGAAGTTGCTTCTGCTTCTGATGATTTCCCGACTGGTTCTGGTTTTCGCAAATCACTCAAAATGACTTGCACGACTCAAGATGCGTTTCCCTCTAGTACAGACGTAATGCTAATTCAACAAAAACTTGAAGGTCAGGATTTGCAGTCCATTTGCAAAGGAACGTCGTCTGCGCAACAACTAACCGTTTCATTTTGGGTTAAGTCGGGCCTTACTGGGACATACATTTGTGAGTTGTATGACATTGACAACACTCGCCAAACGAGCAAGGCATACACGGTAAATGCCGCAAATACTTGGGAATTTAAAACACTGACCCC